TGTGCTTCCAAGCTGATGCGTATTCTTTGCCCCACAGAACTGACAGAACGATTTCTTGAAACTTTATAGGAAATCGGTCTGTAGCCTTACTTAGATCGAAAGACCAGTAAGGTCCTTTTAAATCATTTAATTTTGATTTAAAACTGCTTTGATTATAGGTACAATCCATTGGAATGGTTCTTAGTAAGGCGAAAGCCCAATCATGAACAGGTTTTAATGCTGTTTGACTCCAATAATCAATAATTGCTATAACTCTAGCTTTACCTTCGGGTTGAGCTACGTAAGTTATTTTCCGCAAAGAAGTCTTTGATATTTCTATCTTAAACCCCTTCGGGGATGTTTTATTACGAAACTTTCGAAGTTCATCCTTTGTTGAAAGCAATTTATCCATATAGATGGAAAGTTTACTACCCCCAATTATCTTGATATTTCTAACAAGAGTGTCAGGTAATAGGAAAAGTTCATCTACATTTGTAAGGAATGCAGGGCCCAAAGGGCCAGATTTTGTGGTATAGTGAAGAGAATGCCATTCTTTTGGGCTACTCTTAATAGTCTTTTTACCGATTTTAGTCCACCATTCTTCGAAAGTCGAAAGATAAGTAGAAGAAGCGGTTGACATATCAGAAATAGATTCTAAGGTTGGCTCTTTTAACTCTTTCATCAGATAGCTTATTTGGAAACAAGTGAGCAAAAGTCTGATAACAAATAAGTTTTTTACTCTTACTTGATGTGCAACTTCTGGTCCTATGATCTTTGGTAAACCATCATGATAAGTAGAAAAGAAAGAGAAACATGGCATCTTATCGCCTGCTGTGAATTTAATAACAGAAGTCTTTAATTGTTTAATAAGACGTATGTTGTCTAATTCTCCTCTAGAATTATAAGATTTCTCAATTCTATTTATAATGTTAATATAAAGTTTTTGATCTAATGATCCATAATTTGCATTATGAAATACAAGTTGTTTATAGAGGACTTGAAAACTCTTCTTAAAATGATTAAACATTTCATGATTCATCTTTAAATTGTTAGATTTAAATTCTTTTATTTTCATAAATATAATTGTAATTTTATAATCGTGCTCTCTCTAACTCAAAAGTTAGGTGCCGGGATGATTCATAGATATGTGATATTATAG